GCTACAGGTGCTATAGGCACAATAGAGCCACAGGTAGATGAAGACTTAAACAGTGTATCAGCTACAGGTGCGATAGGTACACTCAAAGTAAATGTAAGCGAAACTTTAGCAAGTGTATCTGCAACAGGTGCAATAGCTACAGTAGAAGCTAAGACTTCTGAAAGCTTACTAAGTGTAACAGCTACATTTACAATAGGTACAATTAAACCTAATGTATCTGAAACATTAGCAGCAGTAGTTGGCACATCAGGTACTCCATCAGTAACTGCTAGATCATCTTCTAAAGCTGAGATTGTAGGACTAGAACTAACTGGTAGTATAACAGAACCAGAAGCAACAGTAGATGAAGCACTTCAAAGTGTATCTGCAACATTAGCACTAGGTAGTATTAATGTAGTTGTTACTGAAAAACTAGCAAGTGTTTCTTCTTCAGCATTAGTAAACTTACCAGTAGGAAATGTAACATCTATACAGTTTGATTACGAAGCAGTTAAAAATAGATATAATAAACGTAGAACTGTTATATTGCCGAGGGCTGCATAATGCCATCGACACCATTTGAAAGAACAGTTTTAATTAGAAGTCAAAATAGGATTGTATATATTGATCCTGCTACATTGACTACTTCTAAAGAACGAACAGCAATAGTAGAACAACAAGATAGACGAATTTCTATAGAAAGAAAACCGACATCTGCAGATCGTGTTGTTTACGCAAATGAGGATTAATACATGAGTTTTCGTTGGCCTAGTAAAGACCCAGATGAAACGTTAGATTATAGTGTAGATTGGTCAAGGTTTCTTGATACTGCAATTATAACTTCTGTAATATGGTTTGTTAAATCATCTTTATATAATACTAAAACAAGATTAAATGCAGGACAAAATTTAACAAATGCTTCTAGTAATGCAGTCACAGATACAATACAAAATGTGTCGCAAACAAATACAAATACTGTTGCAACAATAAATATATCTGGTGGACAAAATAATGTTGAGTATACTTTCTTTTGTCAGATGACAGATGATACTGGTAGTACAGCAGAACGTAGTATTAAACTAAGACTGAAGGAACGTTAATATGGCATATGATTATCTTGGACTTGTCAATGACGTAAACAGAAGACTTAATGAAGTAGAACTTACAACTACTAATTTTGCAACAGCTAAAGGTGAGTATGGCATGATTAAAGATGCTGTAAACTCATCAATACGTTATATCAATCAACATGAGTATGAGTGGCCTTATAACCATGTTACTGCAGATGAGACTATGACTGCAGGTGTAGTACGCTACGCATTTCCTACGGATGCAAAAACAATAGATTTTGATAGCTTTAGAATAAAACGAAATGCTACACTAGGCAATGACACCAGACGTATTAAAGTAATGTCTTATGAAGAATACCTAGATAAACATATAGATATAGAATACAATACAGCTAATAATAGGTCTACACCTGATTTTGTTTTTAGAGCACCTAACCAAGAATTTGGCTTTGTAAAAAATCCAGACAAAGCATATGAATATGTTTATGAATATTATCGTTTGCCTGTTGACTTAATAAACACTACAGATGTTCCAACAGTACCTGAACAGTTTCGTTACATTATTGTAAATGGTGCTATGCACTTTGCATACATGTTTAGAGGTGAAACACAAGAAGCACAGGTAACACAAGCAAGGTTTATGGAAGAAATAAAAAGTATGCGTAGTCTATACGTAAATAGATATGACTATGTTAGGTCTACCGCTATAACTCAAAGTAATTCATCAGTCAGTTCTTTTAGGGTGTTTTAATGTATGCCTACCAATCGTCAAACATTTCCCATTCAGTTTAGTGGTGGGCTAATAACAAATATGAGTCCACTGCAGCAGGGTTTACAAATGCCCGGTTCTGCAAGGATACTTAGAAACTTTGAGCCATCTATTGAAGGTGGATACAAACGGATACTAGGATATAATAAGTACGACTTAGATACTATACCACCATATGGTATACCTGTAGTAACTGGTGCATCACAAACTGGTACAAGTTTAAACATTGCAAATATTAGACAAACACCAGAAACAGGTGATAAGTTTAAACTGGTACATGGTACTGCAAATATAAATGGTACATCTACTATTGGTACTTCAAACGGACCAACTGCTCTTGTTAACGGTGCAGTAACAGCAGATAGCACTATTATTGTAGACACCGTTGCTTCAGGTACTATATCAAAAGGCCAAACTATAACAGGCGTAGGTATTGGAAGTAACATAACTGTATCAAGTGTTACAACAGGTGCAAGTGGTAACTTTACTGTAGTATTATCAAGTAACGTAACTGTAGCAGATAACTTAGCATTACAGTTTACCTTTAAGACTACTACCTTTGCAATAGACGGTGTAGTAGGAACTATACAAACAGGTATGGAAATTGTTGGTACTGGAATACCAAGAGGAACAACAGTAGCAGCTTTTTCATCACCAAACATTACAATAGGTACTGCCGCTGATACTTTATCTTTAACACTTACAGATGATACTGCGTTACAGTTTAAAACCCCATACACCGTTGGTGCTAGTGTTACATTTGATGATGATGAAAATAGAGCAACTATAGACATATCACCTTCTCTTACTGCTTCACCTGCCAATGGAGATGATGTAGAGTTTACTAGTACAAACAGTAAGTACCTTACAATAGGGTGTGGAGTATTTCTTGACTCAGTTATTGTAGCTAGAAATGAAAGTATAGTCAAAACATCTGGCAATGGGTATACACTTGTAAATGTACCTACGTATGGTACAGTTCTTGTAAATGCAGGATCACAAACTGGTACTACGTTAAATATTGATGGGTTAACTTCTACACCACAAATAGGTGACGTGTTTAAGATTGCAGGTATAGATAAGATATATACTGTAACTGCAACACCAACAGTTAACGATGCAGGTGAAGCTGCAGTAGCAATTGATCCTGCTTTAGCTAGTTCACCTGCAAATAACGCAGCATTAACTTTTTTGAGTACATCACGAGAAAATGGTGGTAAAACTAGATTTTCTAGGTATAACTATACTGGATCAGAAAAAATTGCAATAGTTGATGGTATCAATGTTCCTGCACTATACAATGGTTCTCAGTTTACCGCACTTAACGATGCACCTACAGATGTATCAGCAGCAGAGTTTGTAGTAAGTTTTAAGAACCATTTGTTTTTTGGAAAGAGTAACCTACTAACTTTTACTGCACCTTTTACAGATACTGACTTTACAGCAGCTAATGGTTCTGGTACAATATCGGTAGGGGCAAGCATCACTGGTTTAATAGTATTTAGACAACAACTTATTATCTTTACTGAGTCATCTATATTTCAACTAGTAGGAAATACAATAGGAGACTTTAATTTACAACCAGTAACAACTGATATAGGTTGTGTAGATAAAGATACAATACAAGAAGTTGGTGGTGACGTAATGTTCCTTGGTCCAGATGGCCTAAGACTTCTAAGTGCTACAGATAGACTAGGTGACTTTGGATTAGGTGTTGTATCTAAAACAATACAGAAAGAAGTAACAGACTTTATTACAGCTAACACATCTTTTACAAGTGTAGTTATACGTGATAAATCTCAATACAGGATATTAGGTTACAATAATAATATTGGACAGGTAAATGCCCAAGGTATACTTGGCACACAAATGGCAGGTCAAGGTGGGGAGGGCATGGCATGGGCAGACATAAGAGGAATAAGAGCACACGTAGCAGACAGTAGATTTTTCCAAAACTCAGAAACAATTGTATTTGCAAATGATGATGGGTATCTTTACCAGATGGAAGAAGGTAACAGTTTTGATGATGGCAATATACAAACTACTTTTGCTACACCATACATGCCAATCAATGATCCAAGAATACGTAAAACATTTTATAAGATGTTTTTGTATACTGATCCACAAGGTAGTGTTTCGTTTGATGTAAGTTTAAAACTAGACTTTGACCAAAAAGATAGTGTACAGCCAACACAAATTGATTTTAATAACACAACTGGACAAGTTGCTTTTATGGGTGCAGCTACATTTGGATCAACAGCGGTGTATAGCTCCAAACTAAAGACACTGTTTGAAACACAAATAATTGGATCAGCTTTTGTCGTATCTCTACAATACACATCAGATAGCGTAGACCCCCCATTTTCACTAGACGCTATTACATTAGAGTACACAACCAACACACGAAGGTAAAATAATATGGGTACAGGTTACACACGGAACGATACAGCGAACAACATTGCTGACGGTAACGTTATCAACGCTGCAGACTTTGACGGTGAATATGACGCAATTGAAGCTGCATTTAACTCCTCTACAGGACACACACACGATGGTACTGCTTCTGAAGGTGGTGCTATTACAGTTATTGGCCCTGCTCAACAGTTAGTAGCAACTTCATCTTCAATTAACCCAAGCACAAACGCAGGGTTAGACTTAGGTACTTCATCATTACAGTTTAAAGATTTGTATGTTGATGGTGTTGCTTACATAGACAGTTTTAGTGGTGACATGTCTGTTGCTACAAACAATGCATTGCAGTTTCGTGATGCAGACCTGTCTATTAACTCTAGTGCAGATGGACAGCTAGACGTTGCTGCAGATACAACAGTTAAGTTTACATCACCTGAAGTTATTATGACAGATGATGTAAGGTTGCAGAGTGATGCTTCCGTACTTACATTTGGTGCAGATGATGACGTTAAACTTACACACGTAGCTGATACAGGACTAGGTGCAACAGCAGCCACTGGTTTTCAACTCTCACTACAGACATCTGATATATCTGTAGACAGTGGTAATACAATCGGTAAGATTAGTTTTAATGCTCCACTAGAAGATAGTGGGTCAGACGCTATACTTGTAGGTGCTGAGATTGAAGCTGCAGCAGAGGCTAACTTTGGTGCTACAGATAACTCTACTGCCCTCGTGTTTAAAACAAATACAAGTGCAGCAGCCACAGAACGTGTACGTATCAAAGCAGATGGTGATGTAGTATTTAAAGGTGCATCCTACGATATGACATGGGATGAAAGTGCTAATGCATTAGACTTTGCAGACAATGCTAGTATTGTTGTGGGTACAGGTGATGATCTTACAATTACACACAATGGAACAAACACCAGTATTGTAAACACTACAGGTGAACTGACTATACAGGGTGATGGTATAACAGTACAGAGTGATACTGGTACTGAAAAATATATGGATATGGATGTTAACGGTGCAGTTAACTTATACCATAACAATGTAAAGAAAATAGAGACAACAGCAGACGGTGTTGATGTAACTGGGGATATTAGTGTAGGTAATTTCAATATAGATGCTAATACAATTTCTTCAACAGACAGCAACGGTGACATAAACCTGTCACCAGACGGTACAGGTACTGTTGTAATCAATACTGATCTTGATGTAGATAATGTTAACATAAACGGTAACGCTATTACATCTACAGATACCAATGGAAACATTGACATAAATCCGAATGGCACTGGTATTGTTAAATTAAAGTATAACAATTCGGATGTATTAGTAACAAGTGCTACAGGCGCAACTTTAACAGGGGCAATAGCTGCAACTACTTTTAGTGGCGCATTAGATGGTACTATAACATCAGCTACAACAGCAACAACACAAAGTGCAGGTGATGACAGTACAAAAGTAGCAACAACTGCATATGTTGATGGTGCAACTGGCACTGGTAGTGCACAATCGGATGCTTCTGCACTTGCATTTGCAATAGCTTTAGGGTAAAATAAAATGGCAAACACATTTAAAAATTATGTAAGTAGTTCGGCTGTAGGTACTTCAGAAGTAACAATCTACACCGTACCTTCAAGTACAACCTCAGTTATAATTGGTTGTAATATCGCAAACGTGACAAGCGGTCAAATAAGAGTCACTGTAAAAGTCGCAGACACACATGTTGTAAAAGATGTACCTGTACCTGCAAACTCTGCAATATCTGTCTTAGACGGTAAGATAATTGCTGAAACAACAGATACTGTAAAGGTAACATCTAATACAGCAAGTAGTGCTGACGTAATCGTGAGTGTATTGGAGCAAACATAATGAGTAAATATATCGGTACTCCTGTAGTAAGTCTCAGCACAGATACTGTAGACGTAACAGGAGACAT